CTACATAATAAAATTGGAGAACATTCCAATAGTGTCGCGCCTTGATAAAATGGAATCTCAGTTAGAATTGGCCCTAGCGAAAGGGGTCAGAAATGGCAACGCGAAAGCGCGTAAGTAAGAAGCCAGTCAAGCGTCCAAAGAGACGCAGGACTACTAAAGAGACCCCATTAACAAAGCTTGATTTCTGGGCTATTGCTGCCAATGAAGTTTATAAAGCTTGTCGCAGGGCAGGGATGGATGAAGGAACTGCTTTGGCTTTCGCTATGGATCGTAGCTCCTATCCTGATTGGATAGTGCCTCTCGATGACCCAATGAGGAAAATTGGTTGGGAAGATGGCGAGGAAGATAACTAATTTACTTCCGAGAGGTCGAACTATTTGAGGCTCTTAAGTCGCTTTATCCAGACTTAATGCCACTATCAGCGACCGACCGAGCGGACGGCATAACCCACAATTCGTATATTGAGCTCAAATGCCGTAGGACCCACTATGAGACTTTGATGATTGAGAAGAAGAAGTGGGATTATCTGGCCGATATAAGGGCTAGGACGGGCGCTAAGACCCTTTATATTAACTCGACACCTAAAGGGATATACCAATTCGATTTAGGGGCTATAAACGAGCCTGAATGGGCTTTAAAGCGGTTGCCTATAACTACTGATTTTGCTAATAAAGCCACTAATGAGCGACTAGCTGGCTTCTTAGATATACGACTCGCCGAGCTCTTACTTGTCTAAATAGATTTAAGCAAATACATTTGTCCCGTAAATCCATTTAGGGATTACAGAACGGGAGCAAAATGGTAAATAAAATAGCTCTTATTCGATTTGATTCTCAAGCAGGGGCTTGGACCGATGAGACAAATTGGGTTAAGGGATCAATAATCAGACGATTCGCTAAAGAGCGAATGGGTAAGAAGCAGCTGAGAGGCCGTTTATCTAAGGCTGAAATATCAGCATATTGGCTTGATAAATATGGGGTGAGTGCAGATGTTGCCTAATTTATCTGATGAAGCAGTAGTAGGAATAATTATTGGCGTTCCATTTATCGGCCTTTATATCTGGAGTTTATTTACTTCAGCCAAAGCCAAAGCTTTTAATGAAGGCTATAAGAGAGGCAGGGCAAGTGTCCGATACACAGAGATCCTTAAGTGAATGGCTTGAAGAAGCTGGAAACACACTATTCGACAGGGGCATCGAGTATGGCGACCCGAGGCACAATTTATTACGCATTTACAAAATCAGTAAAGCACTCGGTATTCAGCTCAGAGACCCATCTGACTTGGCAATTATTGCTATCGCGACCAAACTCTCAAGAATGGTGGAAAGTCCAGAGCGCGAAGATTCGTATCTCGATCTCATTGGATACGCCGCTATCTTGGGTCGATTACGATTTTCAACACCAGAAGATTGGGACGACATTGAGCTTGACGCGTAATCACAATTCCAATCAATACTGCGATTACTGCAAATATCGCTGGGGACAAAATAAAGGCGTCTGGGATTTAAGAGCTACAACACCAGCAGTCTGGAAAGTCCAAAGCGAGACACCACTTCGCAAAGCGCAGGTCAGGTTCTATTGCCAGCCTTGCGCCGATGATGTTCAGAACTGGCCAGATGGCACATTTTACTCATTAAAAGACCAATTAGAAGATGCGATAAATGATTTCGCAGGGAGAGAGAAGTTAGATGTCGAATTACCTTGATGATTATGTTTCAGTGCAAGACCGATTAAAGGAGTTTATAAATGCTTACCCAGACTACAGAATTAAAACTCATATATTGGCAGAGTCGCTTGTCGCTAATTGCGATGTCTATATTATTAAAACTGAGTTATATCGGACTGAAGCTGACGCTCATCCTTGGACAACGGGTTTATCCTCTGAGTCTAAATCCAAGCAATATGCACTCGAGCTTGCGGAAACTGGATCGTTGGGACGCGCACTTAACCTCGCTGGATACTTCGCTAAGACTAAACAAAGCCCAAAGAAGGCAATTGAAACGACTAAGCCAGCTCTTGCGGAATTCATAAAAGAACAGCGCCCTAATGATCCTGAGCCAATTGTCTGGGATGTAAGCCAGATAGCAAATCAATTAGGTGCTGAGATAATTGATGAAATACCGCTTTGCTCTGGTGGAGATGGGCCAATGGTGCTAAAGACTGGCACAAAGGAAGGCAAGGAATATAGGGGCTGGGTATGTCCAACACCTAAGTCTGGCCATCCTGCTAAATGGATGCGTATTGGTTCAGATGGGCATTGGGTCTTTCAGAAATGAGAAGTGATGCTCATCCATTTATCTGCTCAAATTGCAAGCTAGTTACTCCGCATATTGAGTTAAATAAATATGAGACTGCTGATGTTGATGAAGCGCCTGAAGAAGTATGGCTGGTCGAATGTCAGCGTTGTTTTCTACAGAGAATCATCTATCCATCTGATCGCGTTGCTAGCAAAGAGGACGATATTGTCCGTTGCGACCAATGCGGTGGATGGAAGATGAAGGCGGCTAAATGTCGAATATGCCGATTAGCTGCTGGACTTGAATCAATATCAGAACGCTACTGGACAGGCGGCGAAACGCTAGAAAGACCTTACAATGCCTCTATATGAATATCGCTGCGATAAATGCGAAGCGACAAAGGATGAATATCAGCCAATAACCCTAAGAAATGAAGTAATCTGCGATAATTGCAAGGTTGCTATGTGGAGGGTCTGGAGACCCAACCCAATTCATTTCAAAGGAGAAGGATGGGCAGGCAAGGAATGAGCAAACCCCACTCTATTAGATATATCCGTCAAATGATGGAGTGGGGATTTGACAAAGAGTTTATTGCTAAGGATTGTGGTATCAACCTGGCATCGCTTGAGACTAGGTTAAGAAGAGCTAATGAAAGGGAGCGCAGGAATGGGAATCAAAGAACTGAGTCTGGAACTAGCAGCAGTAAGTCTCATAGCTGATGAGGCTAAAAAGGCCAAGGATAGGCTAAGGGCGGCCTTACAGACCGAGATGGACAAGATAGGTGCAGATAGGGTCAAGGCTGAGTATGGCGAGGATGTTATTGCCTATGTAACTACTACCAAGCCTAAATTTAAGTGGGTAGTTAAGAATGATAAAGAGTTTGTTAAATGGGTTAAAGCCAATGTCCCAAGCGAGATAGTTGAGACAGTAAGAGAATCATCAATTGATGCGATATTGGATAAGTTTCATTACATAAATGGTGATGATGTTATTGATCCAAATGGTGAAAGAATTGAATGGCTAATTGGCAGTTTAGCTGAGCCTTACCTAGTAACTAAGTTCCATAGTGATGGTAGGGAAAGGCTGAAAGACGCCTTTCAATCAGGCCAGTTAGAATTTAAGAAGATATGGGAGTTAGAATGAAAGATGACATATATCCAATCTGGAGAGATATAGATGACCATATGGATATGCCTGATGGGGTTGATTTCTAGTAAATACTAATAAAACTTGTCCATATAGTGAGATAAGGAGTAAGTCAATGCGTAAGATATTTGACAAGGGCATTACCATAACGCCAAAGCGCGGGCGCATAGCTGGCCCTTTAGCGAAGGTGAGGCCAGCCTATTGCCTTTCGCTGATGCTACTGGCCTTTCAAGCTATATCTATTCAATCATCAGAAGCTTCTATGAATCTAAAGCTATATGCTTACAATAAAATGGATTGGTCAGAATTCCAATGTTATAACTGGCTAATTTATAAAGAGAGTAGATGGAATCCAAAGGCTCGCAATGGATCTCATTATGGCCTTGGTCAGATGCGTTCTACTTGGTATAGAGACCTTAGCCCTAAGAAGCAAATAGATGCGCATATTAACTACATAAGACACAGATATAAAGATGCTTGCGATGCACTTCATCACCTTGAGATTCGGGGCTGGCATTGAGTAGAAGATATAACTCAACCTATTATCAGCGGACTAGATTGCAAGTCTTACAAAGAGATTACAACACTTGCCACTATTGCGGTTTAGAAGCGAATACAGTTGATCACTTGATACCGATAAGCAAAGGTGGAACTGATGAAGCTTCTAATATGGTTGCTTGCTGCACTCAATGCAATAGTTCTAAGCGCGATAGGATGACCCCTACCTTTTTTGAGCGCGCATCCAGACCCACGACCCCCATTGGGAAGATTTTCCCTGAAAATGGCTCGGCTAGGCACTATCAAGAATGAAAGAACTTGCTCTGGCTGAATTGGGTGAGATTGTCCGAGTTCGGGACGAATCGGCTTACCGAGGTGTGCCAGAACCGCGTATTCACACTAAACTCAATGATTTGCCTTCTTATGGCGAGCAAATGATTAAATTCTGCGAGGAAATCGGCTTTGAATTGATGCCTTGGCAGCAATGGCTGGCTCATCACTCACTTAAATACAAACCTGACGGCAGGTGGGCGCATCCAGTTCTGGTGTTGCTCTGCGCGAGACAACAAGGAAAGAGCACCTTTATGGCGCTTCAAATCCTATTTAGGATCTATGTATTGAAGGAGAAATTGCAAGTCCATACGGCCCATAAGCTAACTACCTCAGCAGAACTCTTTTATAAAATCTATGGAATTATTGAACAGAATCCTCGATTAGCTGATGAATTTACTAAGAAGCTCGAAAGCAAGGGATTCCAGGAGCTTCAATTTACTGAAGGCCGCCGATATATCGTCAGGGCCAATAACTCGGCTGGTAGAGGCATTGCAGCCCCAGAAACGATACACCTAGATGAAGCTCGAGAGTATAAAGACGAGGATGTCTGGTCTGCTCTGCGCTATACGCAAATGGCTTCAGCCAATCCTCAAATTTGGGTTTATTCAAATGCTGGGGACCAACACTCAATCGTTCTAAATAAACTTAGGGAAAGAGCGATGGCTGCTATCTATGGATCTAATGATGATATTGGTTGGTTTGAATGGTCAGCGCCTCAAGGTATTAAATTTGATAATTCACCAGCTTTCTGGCTAGGTGTCTGCCAAGCCAATCCATCACTTGGTCTAACAGTTCATCCAGATAATATCCGAGCCGTATTGTCAGACCCCGAAGATATTGTGCGCACAGAAGTCTTATGCCAATGGGTCGATA